AAGAATGGCGGGAAGAGTTGGAAGTTAAGATGAGATCTAAGGGTGTAACCCGCATGCTCAGTAATGCTTCCGAGTCCCCAACAGCAGCAAAGTGGTTAGCAGAAAAGGGCTGGGTAGAAAAACGCACAGCCGGTCGTCCATCGAAAGCAGAAGTTAAGGGCGAGAGGAAACAACAAGCCGCTGTTAAATCTGTTATTCAATCGGACTTAGAAAGGTTAAGAGATGTCAGACATTGATGAAATTAAAGCATTAGCAGAATCAGATCTCTATACATTCGCTGTATTAGTTAACCCTAAGTATCTTTATGGGGATGTACATAAGAAAGTATTCAAGTGGTTGATGCAGGTAGATCACCCTAACCAACTCCTCTTGTTACCAAGGGGACACTTGAAGAGTCATTGCTTAGCTGTATGGGTTGCTTGGTGGGTAACTAAGAATCCTGATACAACTATCCTCTACATCTCAGCTACGGCTGATTTAGCAGAGCAGCAGTTATATGCTATTAAGAACATGTTAAGCAGTGCTATCTATTCTAGGTACTGGCCTGAGATGATTAACCCTGATGAAGGGAAGCGAGCTAAGTGGGCAACGACAGCTATATCAGTTGATCACCCACTACGAGCTGAAGAAGGTATACGCGATTTTACGGTGCGTACCGCCGGACTTACAACGAATACAACAGGATGGCACGCAGAGATCATTGTACCAGATGATGTCGTGGTTCCTGAGAATGCTTACACCTCAGAAGGTCGTAAGAAGTGTGCTAATGCTATGAGTCAGATGGCTTCTATCCTTAACACTGGTGGTATGATTAAAGGATGTGGTACTCGTTATCACATGGCTGATCAATACTCTATATGGATGAAGCAGTTTGTTCCTACCTATGATGAGAATGATGAAGTAAATGGTGAGGAATTAATCTGGAGTATCCTTGAAGAAGTGGTAGAGACAGAGGGAGTGTTCCTCTGGCCACGTTCATCAAGAGATGATGGTAAGACATTCGGGTTTGATAAGCGAGAGCTAGATCGAATCAGTGCTATGTACTCAGATAGAACTCAGTTCTATGCTCAGTATTATAACAACCCTAATGATCCTTCTTCTAATAGATTAGATAGTTCACAGTTTCAATACTATGATAAGAAACATTTAAGACAAGAGAGTGGTCGTTGGTGGTATAAAGAGAAAGTATTAAACGTATATGCAGCAATTGACTTTGCATTTAGTTTAAAAACCTCGGCGGATTATACAGCGGTAGTTGTTATAGGCATAGCTGCTGATGGTCACATCTATGTATTAGATATTGACAGATTCAAAACAAATAAGATCTCAGTATACTTTGATAAGGTCTTCCATATGCACAACCATTGGGAGTTCAGGAAACTAAGAGCTGAGGTAACAGCAGCACAGTCTATTATCGTAGCTGATTTAAAAGATCGTATACGAGAGAATGGCGATAGTTTATCTATTGAAGAGTATAGACCTAACCGTAACCAAGGTAATAAGCAAGAGCGTATGGCTGCTGCTTTAGAACCACGTTACGAGAATCTATCTGTGTGGCATTACAAAGGTGGGTACATACCAGCACTTGAAGAAGAGCTTGTATTGTCTCGACCACAACACGATGATATTAAAGACTGTCTTGCATCTGTAGTTGAGATAGCAGTCAAACCTAAACAACGCAGAGGTTCCAAGATGAAGTCTAATAACATCGCGGTCTTTGATAAGAAGTTCGGAGGCATTAGTTTCAAATGATTGAAGACAATGTAATAGCAATACAAAACATGCTGGCAGCAGATGATCTGGCAGCTAACATAACTGAGAAGTGGGACAACTGGAACAACCAAAGAAGTGGTTGGTTATCTGAGAAGGAAGAGATTCGTAACTACGTATTCGCTACAGATACAGGTAGCACTTCAGCAGGTTCATTGCCTTGGAAGAATAGAACAACACTTCCTAAGCTATGTCAGATACGTGACAACTTACATGCCAACTACAACAGCGCACTCTTCCCTAATGATGAGTGGATGAAGTGGGAAGGCTATACACTAGATGATGAAGAGCTAAGTAAGAAGAATGCTATCCAAGCGTACATGAGTAACAAGGTACGAGAGGGTGATTTCAGAACTACTTGTAGTAGCTTAATCTTAGATTACATTGACTATGGTGTAGCTATTGCAGATGTTATCTGGGTAAACGAAAGTAAGTTTGATCCTGAATCTGAGGAAACAATCCCCGGATATGTCGGACCTAGGATGGTTCGTATTGATCCGAATGAAATTGTATTCGATCCTACTGCTGTAGACTTTCAGAAGTCTCCAAAGATTACACGATCTATTACAACTCTTGGTGAGCTAGAACTTAATGCAGCTAACTCTCCTGATCAATACTATAAAGATGCAGTAGCAGAAGCTAGAGAGTTAAGACGAAACATCGGTGGTTACAATGTAGATGATTTCAGAAAGGCTTCAGCCTACTCTGTTGATGGCTTCGGTGATCTATATGAATACTACGGTAGTGGTTATGTAGAGATCTTAGAGCTTGAAGGAACATTGTATGATATGGAAACTGGCACGTTGCTAGAAGACTACATCATTACTATCATGGATAGACGAACTGTGTTACGTAAAGAACCTATCCCTGCGTGGAAACGTGGTGGCTATAAGGTGATGACAGGCTGGCGTAAGCGTCAAGGTAATCTATATGCAATGGGTCCACTAGATAACTTAGTAGGCTTACAGTATAGAGTAGATCATCTTGAGAACTTAAAGGCTGACATCGGTGACATGATCTTAGCACCACCTCTAAAGATTGTAGGTGATGTAGAAGAGTTTGAATGGAAACCTTTTGGTGAGATCTATGTAGGAGAAGGTGGTGATGTTGTTCCACTAGCTCCAGCAGCTCAAGCCTTCCAAGCTAACTTCGAGATTGATCGTATACTCTCGTTGATGGAAGAGATGGCAGGAGCACCTAAGCAAGCAATGGGTATACGCTCACCGGGTGAGAAGACTGCCTTTGAAGTTCAATCCTTAGAGAATGCAGCAGGTCGTATCTTCCAAGAGAAGACAACACAGTTTGAGATAGAGCTGGTTGAGAAGGTATTAAACAATATGTTAGAAGTGGCCAAGCGTCACATGCAAGGATCTGATGTAGTCCGTGTAATGGATGATGACTTAGGTGTTGCTGACTTCATGAAGATCACGAAGGAAGACATTACAGCTAAAGGTAAGTTACGCCCTGTAGGTGCAAGACACTTTGCTTCAAGAGCACAGTTGTTGCAGAACTTAACAGGCATAACTAACAGCGCCATGTGGGGTAGTATCTCTCCTCATATGTCTGGTAAAGCTTTAGCTAGATTAGTTGAAGATACATTACAGTTACAAAGGTTTGATTTATTCACAGACAATGCCGCTGTATTTGAAGGAGCCGAGACTCAACGATTAGTCAACCAAGCTCAAGAAGATCTAGCAGTTGAAGCTGAAGCACCAATTGAGGATGGATCATCAGGACCACCTGTTGGCACATCACCTGAGGAATAACAATGCAAACAAGGTGGATGAAATACGCCAAAGAATCTGATAAAGCATCGGTGAAGCAGCAAGTAAAAAATGCTAAGCCGGTGTTGGATCGATTAGCCAAATTACTTAGCGAAGACTTAGAGAAGAGCATGAAGGATATGTCTTCTCGTGAGAACTTCGAGAGTCCTGCATGGGACAGTAAGATGGCGCACTATCTAGGAGAGCAGACCGCTCTTCGTTCTATACTAAAACTAATTGACATAGAGGAAAAGTAAAATGACAGATCAAGTTAGTAACCCTAACGGTGTCGTCCCCGTAGTTCCAGTACAAGCAGACCCGCTTGCACCAGCTCCTGCACCAGCTGCCCCAAGTGCAATAGCAGTTGATCCTAATAGTTTGTTTGCCAACCAGCTTTCAAGTATTACAACTGATGACGGTAGACAGAAGTATACTGATGTGAACACTGCATTGTCTTCTATTCCACATGCTCAAAACCACATTAACGAACTAGGTTCAAAGGTTAAAGAGTTAGAGGAAGAGTTGGCTAAACGTGCAGGCGCAGAAGAATTACTTGCAAGTCTCCAACAGGCACAACCTGCTGGCGCAGCAATACCCGCTGAAGCCCACATGGATGAGTCTGCGATTCAAAATGTAGTAAACAATATGTTGCATAGTAATGCGCAACAACAAACAGCAGACGCAAATGCTAACACTGTACGTCAAGCTATTAGTGCAAAGTTCGGAGACGCTGCCTCGGTAGAGTTTGCAAACAAAGCTAAGGAGCTAGGTATGGATGTAGGCGCACTTACGTCGATGGCTAAGTCAACACCACAAGTCGTACTCTCATTGTTCAACACAGCACCTGTCAGAGATCCTCAGCCTACTTCGGTAAGCTCAGTGCATATCCCTGCCGCTCCTGCTGGCGTTGTAGAAGTAGATTACATGGCTAAGTTTCGTGGTACTGATACAGGCTTATCGGGCAAGTGGGCTAAAGCAAAAGCCGATGTGGCAAACAATCAATCATAAACTAGGAAATAAAAGCAATGGCTATTACAAGCTCAAGCAATACCTCGTTCATCGAAGCGAGTCAGTACTCAACCTTCATCTTGCAGAACTTGCATGATGGATTACTTCCTTCAACATTCTTCCGTAATGTGACGGACTTCCCAGCTGGCACCACTCTTAATATTAAGACTGTTGGTACTGCGGTAATCCAAGAAATTACTGAAGACGAAGACATCACTTACAACCCAATCGAGTCAGGTAATGTTCAGTTATCTATCTCTGATTACATCGGTGATGCGTTCTACGTAACCGACATCATGCGTCAAGACGGTGCTCAAGTTGAGCAGTTGTTATCAATGCGTGCTGCTGAAGGTACTCGTGCAATTCAAGAGTCTTTTGAATCACGCTTCCTTGCAACATTAAACGCAAGCCAAGCTCAAGGCGCGACTAACGAAATCAATGGCTTTGCTCATCGATTAGTTGGTGGTTCTGGTGCAGGTAACTTGCAAATGGTTGAGAACGATCTTATCGAAATGCGTTTAGCATTTGATAAAGCAAACGTACCTATGGCTGGTCGTATTGCAATCGTTGATCCAATCGTTGCAGCTACATTCGCTAAGACTGTTCCTTTGGCTTCTAACATGGATGCTTCTAATCCTTTGTTCTCTGCCTTAGTTAAAGATGGCTTTGATAAAGAGCATCAGTTTGTCACTACTCTTCACGGATGGCAGATCTGGACTTCTAATCGTCTTCCTAAGTTAGCATCTGGCGTAAGCATTGATGGTACTACTAACGCACCTGCTGAAGGCGGCGTTGCTAATATCTTTATGTGTGTTGCTGATGATCAGACTAAGCCCGGTATGGTAGCTTGGAGACAAACTCCAGCAACTGAAACTGATCGTGACATCTCAAAAGGTCGTGATGAGTTTGTTACTAAAACTCGATGGGGTGATGGTGTTCAGCGTTTAGATACATTAGGCGTTATCGTTACTTCAGCAACTGCAACTGCATAATAGGAGAATAATTATGTCATACGAAAATAGCGCAGGATTGGGCGTAACCAATCAATACGGTGTTCGTGATACACAAGACTCAGCTGTCCTTAGTGGCGGTAAAGTTGAATCACAAGGTAGTGTACATGAAGCTGTTGTATACTTTACAGGCGACGAGCTTGATGCTGTTGAGGTTGTAACAAGCCTCTCTATCCCAGCTGGCTCACGTGTATTAGATGCAACATTAGAAGTAGTAGAAGCTATTACTATGGGTAATGCGGATAACGATATTGTTATCGGTACTGCTACAACTTCTGAAACTAATGGTGTTGATTTTGATAACACTACTGGTGCTGCTGGTGCTTACGCAGGCGCTGCCGCTAACGGTACTTGGGCTGGTGTTCTTGCAGCTGATACAAGTGTTGCTGTTCAAGTGACTGGTACAACTGCTGGTGCAACTGGTGGTAAAGGTAAGATCGTAGTACGTTACTTAAAAGTGTAACAAAACTGGAGGGGGGTCTTCGGACCTCCTATCCTTTTAATAGTTATGCTGCTTATACGTAGGCAATATAAGTATTAAAAGGTTTGTATTAATCAATCATGTAGGAAATTGAGATGGCAATAGAACATAGTAGTATAGGTGCGGGCGAGATTCACGAACCTAAGGGAGCAGCATCAGCTCTAACAGGACAAGTGTATGTAGCAAACGGAGCAGGCAGTGGCGCATGGACACCAAATGGTGGATTCTCAAATAGAGTTATTATAGATCCTACAACAGGACCAGCTATTCTAGGTGGAACCATTGACTCTTCAGTAGAGTATTTTATCGATGGTCTTGTTGACATGGGTACTACAGAGATCACTGTCCCTACAGGTGGCATCACCCTTCGTGGTTATAACAGTGTACAGTCTAAGTTGTTTTCTACGGAAGCATCTTACACCATGTTCAATGGCGGCACAGCAGGTAATGTATTGCTGAATGATTTCACTATTGATGTTTCAGGTACTTCATCTAAAGTGTATGACATGACAGGGAATGGAAGTCCTTCTTCTTTCTCTGCTATAGAAGTCGCAGGTATAAACTATGAGAACTGTACTAGCCTCGGAGAGCTTACAGGATTCAGACAAGGCTTAGAGCTTAACACAGCCCGCTTCGGTGGAACTCCTAATCTTATCTTATCAGGAACATGGGATGGTGGTTTTAGACAAGCTGGAACTATTGTTCGTGTCTTAGATAGTGGCTTCTCTGGTGTATTGTTTGAGCAAGGGACTTCCCTTACCATGGCATCACGATTCCTTACTGATATGAATGTAGATCTGCCAGCAGGTACAAGTGGTATATGTGATTTTGATGACACTGTATTCGCAGGCTCATCTTTGTTTCAGTTCCATGAATGCTTAGTTACTCGTGCAGGTGTTAATGTTCCTGATGATGTAAACTACTTTACAGGTATTGGACACGATGACTTAGACGCTGAGTTTAGAAACAACAAAGGATTATCTAATACATTCGTAGGTGGTAAGTTGTCTCTATCAACAGAGATTGCCACTACAATAGTAACAATCAACACACCCGTATTGTTGGCAGGTACATACACAGCTTCTACCCTTGAACACTTTGATGTTCCTGCGAGTGGGCAGCTACGTCATATAGGTGATGATCCTCGTGACTATCGTGTTAGTGTATACATCCAAGTAGAGGGTACAGCAGCAGATGATATTACTGTACATCTAATGAAGTATGATGCTAGTGCAGCAACAGCGTCTATCGTAGATTCAAAGACTAGACAGATCTTAAATCTAACAGGCGCAAATGACTATGCTGATTTCTCAATGTTAGATTTTGTAATACTAGACATTAACGATTACATCTACCTAGAGGTGGAGAACAACACAGGCACAGGGAATGTCACTGCATCTCTGACCAGTACGATCACAGTTGAGGAGCGATAATGCCTAAGTTAACATTACTAGATATGACCCAAGACATCCTATCCGATATGGATAGTGATGAGGTCAATAGCATTAATGATACACCAGATAGCCTACAGGTTGTTGGTATCATTAAGAGTAGCTTCTATGATATGATAGATAGCAAGGATAGCTGGCCTCATCTACGAAGCCTGATGGCATTAGATAGTGCTACATCTGCTAAGCCTACTCACATGAAACTACCTGTTAATGTTAAAGCATTAGAAGGTTTGAAGTATGATAAGAAGAAGGTAGGTGAAACTAAAGCTAAGATACATGATGTTGAATATAAATATCCTGATGAATACTTAAAGCTAGTTAACGATTACAATACAGATGCTGACAATGTAGATACAGTGGTAGATTATTCAGGTGTATCACTTGCTATCAAGAATGATTCATCACCTACATACTGGACTAGCTTTGATGATGAGTACATTGTATTCAATTCATATGACAGTGCTGTAGAATCTAACTTACAGAACTCTAAGTCACAGTGTGTGGCTACACGTAATCCGTCATGGACTGTTAGTGATAGCTTCATACCAGACTTACCTGAAGAAGCATTCTCTCGCCTACTGGCTGAGGCTAAGGCTGCGTGCTTCGGTAGACTAAAGCAATTGACTGACAACAAGAGTGAGCAACAAGCTCAACGTCAACGTCATGCTATGGCACGTAAGAGTTGGAGAGCACACGGTGGTATTCGTATGCCTAACTACGCAAGGACTCCAGTGAAATGAAAGAATTAAAAGTAATGCAAGGACCATATGGGTTCTATATAAAGTATGAAGGTGGTGGTCAACTTCCCGATATGTTATCAGGATATTACACCGGCATTAAAGAAGCTAACGATGCAGTAGACCGATACAAAGCAATCAAACGTGAGAGTAAACCTAAAGATGGCTATAGCAAAATCAAGTATAGAAAGGACTAACTTCACTGGTGGACTCATTACTGAGGCTACCGCTTTGACGTTCCCAGAGAACGCTGCTCAAGAGATAAGTAACTTTGAGTTGAACAGGGATGGTAGTATTCAGCGTAGGCTTGGTATGATTGAAGAGACTCTTGGTACTAAGGTAGATACTTCAAGAGATGCTAATGCTTCATCCAACTATGCTATTACATCTTACAGATGGACTAACGTAAACAATGATCCTAATTTAACAATAGGTGTCATGCAGATAGGTGATAGCTTATGGTTTACTGATCTATCTGCTGATGTGCTATCTACTTCTATGTTGAACGTAGATGATCTAGGTGTTGCACAACCTCTCGTGTTAGATGAAGACTTACTTCCTGTCCGTATCTCAGGTAATGAGCCAATGTCTTTCACATCTATCGGTGGTGTATTGATTGTTGCTAGTAAAGAGATGGACTTTCCTGTATACCTAGAGTTTGGTGGAGGCAGTGCTATTGATTCCAATAGTGTTATGAATGCTCAACCTATACGCCTGAAGGTTAGAGATTTATGGGGCATTGATGATGGAATTCCTGTAGATGAAAGACCTGTTAGTTTAACAGAGGAGCACAGATATAACCTGAAGAATCAAGGATGGGTTGGATCAAGCACAGCTATTACACAGTCATTCACAAGATCAGGAAGTAGTGAGACAACTCTTGCAAGACAATATCCAGATATGTTTGCATCTGCTACAGGTCCAATAAGAGATGTGTCACGATCAACCCGTAAAGGTGCTCCTCTAACGGGTGGTACTGCTAGGCAACTGAAGTTAAGAGAAACCCTAGAAAAGAAATACGGCTCACCTTTGTTTGGAGACACAGTAATAACAGTTTCAGAAGGGGATGCTAAGGGGTATCCTTCTAATGCAGATATACGACACACAGGT